ACAACACAAACTTATATTTTAGAATTTGGAAATACTTATATCCGAATGTATAAAGATAAAGGTCAGATTACAGAAGGTGATGTAACTATAACTGCAATTACAAAAGCTAATCCAGCTGTAGTTACTGCTAATGGACATGGTTTTACAAACGGACAAAATGTAATTATAACTTCCGTTGTAGACATGACGCAAGTAAATGGCAAAACATTTAAAGTAGCAGAAAAAACTACTAACACTTTTGAATTACAAAATGTTGATGGAACAGACATTAACTCATCAGCCTTTACTACATACGGTTCAGGTGGAGACGCAAATAGAATTTACGAAATTGTAAGTCCGTATTTATCAGCAGAATTATTTGAACTAAAGTTTGCTCAATCAGCAGACGTTATGTATATCACTCATCCAAACCATGAAGTGATGAAGTTATCAAGAACTGGTCATACATCATGGACATTAACTGAAGTTGTGTTTACTGCTGGTCCTTTTCTTCCAACTAACACGACAGCAACAACTATAACTCCTCAACAAACAGCAGCAGCAACTGGTAAAACTTTAACTTTATCTGCTGTGACTGGTGTTAATGGTGGGGTGGGTTGGTTAGCAACGGATGTTGGAAGAATAGTAAAATTTAATAGTGGAGCAGCAATAATTACAGCTCGTACAAATGCAACAGTTGCAGTTGCAACAATTACGACAGCTTTTACAAATACAAATGCAATAGCAGCATTTAATTTAGGTGCATTTAGTGACACTACTGGTTTTCCTTCTTGTGTATCTTTCTTTGAACAAAGACTGGTATTTGCTGGAACTAAAGATGAGCCACAGACTTTATATTTCTCTAAATCTGGAGATTATGAAAATATGACAACTGGTACTAATGCTGATGATGCAATGGTTTATACTATTGCTAGTAACCAGGTTAATAAAATTAGATATTTAAAAGCAGTAAGAACTTTATTGATAGGCACTACTGGTGGAGAGTTTTCTGTATCAGCGGATGGAACAGATGCAGCAGTCACACCTACAAATGTAACTATTAAAAGACAATCCTCTTTTGGATCTTCTAATGTAGATGCTATTCCATCTGGTAATGCAGTATTGTTTTTACAACGTGCAAAAAGAAAAATTAGAGAACTAGCTTATAATTTTGATGCAGATGGTTATGTTGCACCTGACTTATGTATTCTTAACGAAACTGTAACTAAAAGTGGAATTAATGAAATGGCTTATCAACAAGCACCAGATAGTATTTTATGGTGTGTTAGAGAAGATGGAATTTTAAGTGGACTAACTTATCAAAGAACAGATAATGTTGTCGCCTGGCATCGTCATATTATCGGTGGTAAATCAGACACAACTAAAAATATTATTCAACAACAAATTTCTTTTACTGCTAATACAACTATTGTTAATGGAACGAATGATACAATTACATTAGCGTCTCATGGACTAGCAACTAATGATCCAATTTATTATTATGCTGCTGCTCATCCGATAGGTGGTATATCAAGTGGTAGACTTTATTTTGTTATTAGAACTGATGCTAATACAATTAAACTTGCTTTAACTGCTGCACTATCAGCAGCTGGAACAGCAATAGATTTAACTGGACCAAGTACAGCATCAACACAATTTATTTATCAAGGAGTAAACATATCTTCTAATGTTATTTTTTCAGCAGCTCATGGATTAAAAACTAGAGACATTATTTTTTACGATAACATTGGAACTACAATAGGTGGATTAAGTGAAAACATTTCATATTTTGTTTCAAGAGTAGATGATAATCAATTTAAACTTTATACAGATAGTAAATTAAGTAATGTTGTATTATTAACTTCAGCTCATACATCAGAACAAACAGATAATATTTTACAAGATGCTAAAGTAGAAAGTGTTGCAACTATATCTGGAGATCTTAACGAAGATGAACTTTGGGTTATTACTCAACGATGGGTTAATGGAGCAGTCAGACGTTTTGTTGAATGCTTTTCAGAATTTGATTTTGATGAAACTGCACCTGAAGATTTCAAATTTTTAGATAGTCATTTATCTTATTCAGGTGTTGCTGTTAGTTCTTTATCTGGACTAGATCATTTAGAAGGTGAAACAGTATCTATCCTAGCAGATGGTGCTACTCATGCTACAAAAGTTGTAACAAGTGGAGCAATAGCTTTAAATAGAGCATCAACAAAAGTTACTGTTGGTTTACCTTACGCTTCAGTATTACAAACAATGAGAATAGAAGCTGGTGCTGGTCAATTTGAAGGTACAGCTCAAGCAAAAATTAAAAGAATTTCAAAAGA